GTGATCTACTTATCGCCATTTGTTTTTAATCCATTTATATCCAGCATAAGTTGCTAATCCTAAAACAATATAACATATGCCATCAAACCATGATATATTATGAAGTGTTTCAACTAACTCTGGTGTAATATTATCCATTATCTTAATTTATACCTCGTTTTACCTTCTTTATTTTTGTAAGCTTCTTTATATTCATGTCTATTTTCATCAGTGCTATAAGAAACATGAACCCAACCAGAATGAGGATCTTTTTCTGGATTATGAAACTCTAATATTAATTGATCGTAATTTAAATTTTGATGTATCCAATCACTTAACTCTAAATTACTAACTTCTAATACTTCAATATCAGATGCTTGACCTTGCACATGTTGAGAAGAAATACTTCCACCAATTTTTATATTAAGTTCTGCACACCTAAACCCAGAACTAATAATCATTGGTTTTTGAAAATAGTTTCTAACTGGTTGTAAAACACTTACACATAAATTTCTAAGATTAAATATTTGTTTGTCGTTGGGTATATTTTCAATATTATGTCTTGTAGCTGTTTGTGATCTAGTAAACTCATGAAGACTAAAGTTATCAGATAATTTCATTTAACACTTCCATCTACGTCTTGCTTGTCTTAATCTTGAATTAGGGTTTTTAGCTGCTTTAGGAAACTTTTTCATTTGACCTGCACTTCTTGCACAAAATGATTTTCTTCTTTTAGCATCTTTACTACCTTTTTTAACCTTACCAGTAACAGCAGTTTTAAGTTTAGAACCAGGATTATCTCTTCTGTACTTTTCTACACCAGCTTTTGTCATACCAGCACCAGACTTTGTGCTTCGAAAATATTTCTTGGAACGAGGTGGCATCCCACCTCGCTTTAATCCAAGTAATTCTTCTGTATAACTATCCATTTACAGTCGTAGGTGTAATCGGTGTTACAAAAACTGTAACAGAGGTTACATTGCTAATAGTCAAGTGTATATCTGTTTTAAACAAAATACCATCTAAAGGCATATCCACTTGGTACTGGTCAGCTGCACTTCCTGCAGGGGTTGCGATTACTAGTTTTTGTGTTCCTGAACCACCCCCATCTTTAAAAGTTAAACTTCCAGCAGAACTATGACCTACATAATAAATAGATAACAATCTTGTTCTACCTGACTGAATTGATCCAGTGGTAGTAACAGTTTTTGCTCCTATATCTGAGTTCATAATATTCTCCTATTAACTAGCTACATCGTAGCCAAGTATTGTAATGACTAATCTACCTGCATCAAAGGTTCCTGCTGTCGCAGTTCCACTTACTAAATACAAATATTGATCAGCAGCAATTGTACCACCAGCAGTTCTTGTACCTACAGTTTGATCACCACCATTTATAATTAAAGTTTCTGTTAAATCAGTAATTAAAGTATCTTCAACACCAGTTCCTTCAGTTGCTGAATATAGATTAATATCTGGATCGCCAGTAGTTGGAGTTTCAAAAGATTCCATAGTCACACCAAAAACTACACCATTATCTGCTGTAGTTACTCTTCCAATGTATGCTACACCTGAACCATCCTTACCAATAATGTCGTTTATTGCACCACCAGAATTTAATCCAGTTAGGTCAATCATGATTGTTGTTTTAACAATATTAACATTAGTAGTTGTATCACTTTTTAATCTCTCTACTTGAGTAATATAAACTGCTGCTGTGCCTTCAATACCAGCACCACCTACTGCTTCGTTTTTCATCTTATCTCCACTGGTAATTGTTATTGCACCAGTAGTTGCATTTTTGGATACAGTCTCAAATCCGTTTTCGGAACGGACTGGTCCTGAAAAAGTTGTATTCGCCATTTTAAGCTCCTAGTTAAAGATATAGTCCTCTAGGGTGTCTGCCAAGCCAGTCTATATCAGTTATAAATTTCTTGGTGAGTTTATTGTACCATAAAAAAAGGGATCTATGTAAGACCCCTTTTTTTAGTTTATTAAAGAAGATTTTTAAGCTGCACCAGGTGAGCCAAAAATACCTCTTGGATCAGAGAATCCAAATGAATATCTCTCTCTTGCTTTAAATCTTACATTACCAGTATCAAAGTCACCTTCAATAGCTGTTTTGATTGGACTTCTTACGAATTGCTTTAATCCGTTAGGAGCATCAGTCATAATGAAGAAAGCATCAATATCAGTTAAATAATGATTAACTCTATAACCTTGTGGGATCATTCCCATTGAAGCCATAGCATTAATATCATTATCTGCTGTACCAACTCTTTGTGGAGTTTTTAAAATTCTCTCAGCAGTAAATTGTAATTCTTTTGGAATTATCAACTTAACACCTTGAAGAGCAATTTTAAGACCTCTTTCATCAATAAAAGCTGCTATGTCAATCATAGACTGTTCTAATGATGTTTCACTAAGATCAGATGCTGTGGTTAATTCATTTTTCAAAATTCCACCATTAGCTAATGGGTGCTCTAAATCACATAGAGGTTTTCCATCGCCACCAGTAAAACTAGTACTAAATGCGTTATTTAAAATATTAGCCGCTTTCACTTGCTTAGTATTAGCCATACTTCTAGCTAATGCTCTTGTGTATCTTGCTGCTAACCTATCATACAGATTATCTTCAATAGCTTCTTCTGTGATAGCAAATGCCATCGCTATAGTTTCATGTGTATATCTCGCAGTAAAAGATTCAGTAGCTTGATCAAATGTCACATTTGAACCTTCTTGTTTTACTGGAGCAGAACCGAAACCTGATAACATTACTTCTTCTTCAAAAGCTCTGTCAGATGCTTCACTCACAAAGATTTCTGCATGTTCATTTTCGTATTTATTGTATTCTAGACCAAAGAGAGCATTTAAACCTGGCTCTAATTCTTTGACTAGTTGACTTCTAGATATTGCCATAATTTACCCCCTAAACGCCAGTATTCGCAGCGTTGTTACGCATGTAGAAATGGTTATTAATACGAACAACAACATTAGCGTTTGCATTTGCAACATCAGAGTTATTTGGGTCTTGACAAATATCTACTGCTTGTAATGCGAAGCTGAATGATGTGCTCACCTCAGATACATCTAACTGTACTTTTGAAATACCACTATCTGTATTACCAGTTACGTTTGTTACTGAATAGTTAGTAAACAAACCAGCTCTAGTAAAAGTTGCATCGGCATCAATCAAAAATAAAGTTTGTGGATCATCTATAACATTAGCGACAATATCACTAGCGACTATGCTACCAGGATAATGATTACTAAATGTTGGTTTCTTGGTTGTTGGATCAGTATAGAAACATCCATTGAATACACCCAAAACTGGAGTTGCGTTTCCAGCTGTATGTCTTTCAATGTCACCGTCAGTTGCAGGTATTACTAAATCACCTTGGAAAATTGCTGTTCCGTAGTTGCTTGAAATAGTATACCTATTCTGCTGGTTGTTCCATGAATGTCCACCAAGTGTTTTATAAGGTCTAAGACCAAATTTTTCACTTACGTTTGCCATGTTTTACCTCCTTGTAAAAATAATAGGCTATTAAACAATTACGGTAGTTGTCTTAAATCTAGGACTTTCGACCACCACCAAAAGTTACTCGAGATTGTCTATCAATATTAATAGGCATCTCTGGTCGTTGTTCCCTTAGAACATCATTGTCAACGGCTTCAATTTGACCTTTGGTCTTGTTTTTATAATAGGTACTGCGTTGCTCAATTATTTCTTCAGGTATCCTCGCCAACACGAGTCCACCAACTCCTATCAACCCCTGATATTTACCATCGCTAATTGTAGGATAATCATGATCACCAATTTGATTTTTAATCTCTTCGGCTCTTACAAATTCCCAACCTTCTCTAAGTTTCTTAGATACATTTCCAGTATCTTGTTGACCCATAGTTTCGGTTCTAATCCAACGATGTTTAAACCCTTTCGGAGCAGGGGGTGCATCTAGACTTGATGGTGGCATCCACTGTTTTTTTCTTGTTTCTCTCACTGTGGAAGTTCGTGAGTTTCTTTTAATGTTTTGGTCCATAATGACTCCTATTTAACAAATTTGGCATATTCTTCCAAAGGCACTCCTAGTTTTTTTGCTATTGCAACCTGTGACCGAGTGAGTTTCACAGTTCTGCGACCTTCTTGTTTTCTACCAGCCGAAGCTACAGTTTGAGTAGGTCGTTTTTCTTTTTCAAATCTACTAGGGAAATAATCCCTCATCTTGAAATCTATTTCATTATAGTAGTCATCACTCTCTGGGTCAAACCCTTGTGCGACTAAATCTTCATGAATACCATAAGCTGCGTTTGTAAGAACTTTATCCTTACCAAACCAAGCATTTTTTTCAGCCCATCCTACAGCTTTTGTTGAAGGCTCTTTTCTTGGTGGAGCTTGTTGGGGTTGTGTTTGTTGTGTTTGTTCTGGTGCCTTTACTTCAGCACTTGTTTCTTTTTTCTTATCTTGTAGTATTCTAGCTTTTTCTTTTTCTACAGATAATTTAGCTAATAAATCATTAGCTTCTGTAATTTTATCTGCATCATTATTTTCAATTGCAGATTTTAAATTACTTTTTACTTGTTCTCTTTGTGCATCAATTCTTGCATCAAATTCTTTTAAATAATTATCATCTACTGTGTTTAAAGTTTTCTCAGCATTTGTATATTTATTTTGCAATCCTTTTGCATAATCAAGTGCCGCTTGTTCTCTTCTTTCTGCTTCTCTATATCTTTTTGTTAATTGGTCAATCCTTCGTTGCACACTTGAAGATATTTCATTTAAATCAGAGGGTTTTTTTTCCTCTTTTTTTTCATCTACTACTTTTGCATCTGTTTCTTTTTTATTAGGATCTGTATACCCTAAATCTACTTCTTCTAGTTCTAATTTTTCATCTTCTTTTTTTTGTTCCACATTTAATTCTTTTTCTTCATGAGCATCCTCACCTACGGATATTGGATCTGCTTCTCTGTTAAATTTCATTTGTTCTTGTGCCATACTATCTCCTTAAAATAGTGCGAGGATGTCCTCTGGTTTTTTAATTGTTCCAATAATTTCATCATCGTTTAATATTCTGTGTTCTCCATATTTAGTTTTAAAACGTGATCCAGCATATCGACCATAGATTACAAATTGTCCTTCTTTGCACCATGCACCATTTGGAAATCTATCTTTGTCTTTATAACATAAGTCTCCTACCTTAATAACTAATCCTACTACGGTAGTCATTTCAATAGTTTCTTTTGTTTGATCAGATAAAATTATTCCACCGTCAGTTTTTTTCTGTCCTGACCAAGGTCTTACTAATAATCTGTATCCTACTGGGTTGGGTATTATATCTAAATATTCTTCTGTTTGTTCCTTGCCTTTTGGAACAGCTACATCTTTGTTAGATGTATCGTACTTCTTAGGCGTGATTAGCTTCATATTTCCTCTCTATTTCGCAGGTTTTTTAATTCCTGTAGCAATGTTTCTAACGCATTGATCTTTCCTCTAGCATATTGCAATCCTTCTTGTGTGTCTATACTATATATGATGTTTTCTTTTGCTGCTTCTATTTCTTTTTTTATTAAGTCGTTGATTGCACTTATGGTATCTATATCATACATGTTTTTTCCTAAAATTAATTTTATAAAATTTTAGTAACAAAATCATTATCTTTCATTATAACTTCATCTGTAGTTTCTATCCAAACTTTAGCTCCACATGACAATGGTTTATTTGGTTTATACATAACTTTACAAGAACCTTTAACTTCTACTTCATCAGCATAATAAT